GGCATCCAGGCCATCCTGGGCGCTGTTCTGCGTCCGGTTCGCATTACCTCCCTGCAGTCGGTTGTATCTGGCCATGTCTCAGTAGTTCCAGAAATTGGGCCAGTACTGCGGGAAATAGTAAGGGTACGCTCTGACCTGGAATCCAGATGTGGTGTCCTGCACCTTCTCGGGGAACTCCGCTTCCCGGTCTGGGATGTTGGCGAGGAGCCGCTCTGTGATCTGCGCCTTGAGGACGAGCAGCTGCTCGGCGCTGCTCTCCTCTTTGCCGAGCATGCGAGCGGCGACGTCGGCGACCATGTATTCGTCCCAGTGCGCGAATCCAGGCACGATCTGTTGCTGCGGCTCCGGGTCGAGGAACTTGGGAGGTAGCGGGATGTACCAGACCGAGATTAGCCGGGGCTTCTCGGTGAGGTCAGGCGGCGTGGGCGTGAAGTAAAGCCTCTGCTGATGGACCCACGTGGCTTGCTCGGGCGTCACGACTGGATCGACAACCGGCAGGTTTCCAAACTGGCCCACGCCCGTTCCATCGGTGGCGTCAGCGATGGTGTTGATCGCGCCGCCCAGGCGGTAGCGCAGATCCATCCCCTTCATGAAGCTGTTATTACGCGGCGAGTTCATGAACCGCTGCGTAAACGTGTACGGCCTCATGAGCCAAGGGATGCCGTCACCGAAGTGCGCCTCGACGCCGAGCAGGCGGTAAAAGTCGGGAGGCAGCACGGCATAGGTTCCATCCTGCGCGTCGCGCACCATGTAGCCATTAAAGCTCGCGTCAGGAGGATTGGCGGGCGGGGTCTCTTCGATCCACGCCCGCCGCAGGAAAAACTCCTGGCCAGCGTTCTGAACAATCAGGTCGTAAAGCTCGCCCAGAGATTCGTTCAGATACGAAGTGATCTCCGAATCCGTGACGAACTGGGTATTGATCATGTCAGCGCGCTGGCGGCACCGCAGGATCAAATCAGCGAGTGAAACCTGATTGTACATGGACTATCGGCCTCGCCGATCCCGGCGCATGGCGTCGTAAGCAGCCATGCCCGCAGACTCGCGCACGCGGTCCCCCAGCGTCTGATGGTGCTTGTCGTAAAGGTCGTGATGCTTGCGGGCCACGTGGTGGGTCATGCGACCGTGACGCGCTGCGCGCTCCTCGCGACCAGGCGGGACCACACGATCGGAGTGGCTCTTCTCGCGGGTCTTCTCGCGGTGCCACTTGTCGATCAGGGCACGCTCGGCCATACCCACGGCCTCCCCCCTGCGTCCCTTGTGATCCTTCCAACGGGCCTTCATGCCGCGCTTCATGTCGGACTTGGCAGCGCCTACCGCCATAGCCCTCCTGCCCTTTTTTGACACCTTCATCGTCTCTTACCGCCCTTTCCAGCAGGCTTGGCCCGCTTGAAATATTCGACCTGGCGCAGGCGCTTGAGAGCGGCGGCCCGAGTTTTGTACGGGCCGCCCAGGCGCTTTTGACCGGTGGCCTTTCCGCTGCGCACCTCATAGCCCTTGCTGGTCTTTTTGATCATCTGATCACCTCAGACTGCGTATGGGATCTCGTTGTATTCGGGCGGTCCGATCTGACTGACGATTGCGGTGATGCAGAGCGCTTGATCGAGCGCGAGGTCTGTTCCCTGCTCAGGGTCGGTCAGGTCCCGCAGGGTCACCACGACATTGGCCGGGACGTTATTGGCGGGATCACCGTCAAACGTTTTGATCATGGCGTGGATGTCCTCGCTACCTGCAGTCGAGCTGAGCAAGTCGGCAGAGGCGTAGACGATGGGCGTGATGCCATCGGCGTCCAGGTCCGCCTTCCACATGATCACCGGAAGCGGAGCGGGGCCGGGGATCTCCATCCGCTCCCACTTGAGCGCCCCTTCGATACGGTAGTTTGTGAGGTCTGCAGGGTCACCACCGAGATATGTGATGCGACCGGTGGTGAGCGCTCGGCCTCTGCCGTAGTGCCAGACTGGTAGGCTCTCGTTTTGGATCATGCCGTTTGCCTCGCGTATGTGCGGCCGATGGACGTATTCTGGAACCAGACCGAGATCATCACTGCATCCCCAGGCCCCGCAAACACAGGCGTTGTCTGGCCGTCCCAGTTCACGAACGTGATGATGAGTTTGGAGTCCTGCTGCACCCACTGTACCGTGGGGAAGCCTCGACCGGTGAGGGGCTGCTCATTGTGCGATATGTCGAACGACAGCAGGTCCAGCTCACCAGGCGCGTCGATCGTGATTTCCCACGCTCCAGCGTAGCGATTGGGTCCGATGCTCCAGCTCGTGACCTCGACGTCGGCGGGTGGGATGGTGCAGCGGAGCTCGTTGTCGGCGCTCTCGAATCGAGCGCGCCAGAGAATGCAGTTTCCACCGAGTGACTCGATGGGCTGTTTGTTCGAGTAAAGCGGCATCAGGGAGCCTCGATGACTAGGTTAATGGGGTCGGGTGTCGAGTCGTAAAGATGCACCCAAAAATAAAGGCGCTCATCGATTGAGAGCTCGACCTCGCTCGGGGAAATGCCCGGGGTGACCTGTTCGAAAATCCGAAACTCGATGGTCCTCGTGGCTCGGTCGTAGCTATGCACGATCATTTTGAATGAGTCGACGGCGCTCTGGGGAGAGTAGGCCGTGCAAACCCCAGCGATGTCGAGCGAGCCTTTGCCGGGCAACGTCACGAGGTAGCGGAACTGACCAGGCGCGGGCGAGTCAAAGTCTACCTGACACTGCGGCGGGGTGACCTGCAGCCGTCCAGGGTCTTCGAGCACCTGGAGATGACCGGAGAGCAGGACGTCTCCCGGGCCCATCGTGGTGAAAAAGTCTAACGGTCGTTGGATCGGCATTATTCGCTGTCCTTCTTCTTCGGGGCCTTGAGCAGCGGAGCGGCGAGCTTGGTGATGGGAGGCGGCGCAGCAGCCGCGCCAGGCACGCCCAGACTTCCCCAGCTCGCACCGAGGTCATAAATCGGGCCGTCGGTGCTATCGATTGCCGTCGTGTTTTTCTGGGTGACCTGGACGTTGATCGCTGGCGGTAGCTTGCCCACGTCATCGGGGTCGGAGGTGTAGGGGTTGACGCCGCCTCGCGGGAGCGGCCTCGGGGCTACCTGCGGCGAGTCGCCGAGGTCGACCGGCTCCACTGGAACCGAGCACCACACCCGCACAATCGGTGCAGCCTTCACCACCGATTCGTAAGCGCCGGAGGGGAGCTCGGTTTGTGACACCGAGGTGATCACCGCGCTGAGCTGCGTTTGAATGACAGCGGGGCGCTGCCGGAATGAGTCCGACTCACTGGAGCCCCATGGGAATCCAGAGGGAGAGAGCGAAGGACTCGTGAGCGCACCATAGGGAGCGGTGTAGTAGCTATCGCCGCCCGAAAGCGAACCGATGGAGATCGAGCCGTTGACCGGACCACCCACCGAGTTCTGGGTTTGAACCCCGTTCACCCACTCGATATCGGGGTGATACTCGCTCAGCGCGTTGCCGCTGAGACTGGCGGTCACCCAGAACGTACGCTCGAGGGCTCGCTGGAAACTGGCAATCGCTTCGTTCTCCCAGTTTGAGCCGAGAACATCGACGCCGGCCGCAAAGTCGACTTCGAAGCGGTATGGCGGGAGTTCCCAGTTAAGGCCGACCTCGTAGTACGCGAGCTGGTCGAGGTCCTCGCCTTCGGGCTCGACGGGAACGACCCCACACACCACCTGCCCGTGTGTCGAACCGACCTTCGTTTCATCGACCAGGGCGAACGGGTAAAGGTCGTTATTGGGCCAGGCCTCGGCCAGCGAGGGGCTGAGGCTAGCGGGAACAAACAGACCGAGCGCCTCACGGTATGGCAGTCGACGGGTGCCCGATCCGGTGACGAACACACCGAGGCTCGTAGCGTTGTACGGCTGCCGTTGAATGTTGAAGGTTAGAGTCGGGCCGCTCGTGATGACGCCCGGGAACGGGTGGGCGATAGGCAAAAGCGGATCGGTAAACGCGGGAGGCTTCGTCAGCAGCTCAGTCGCACCAGGCAGGTACGAGGCGTCAAACGAGCCAGGCGTGCCCGCGAGATGCGAGAGCGAGAACGCCGCAAACACCCGGCCTGAGCCGTGGGCATGCGGAAAGTTTTTGTTCGACATGTTGGGCATGTGCGGCGGTCTCCAGAGCGAGGCGGCGGTTAGACCGCCTCGCTCAGCTCATCACGTGGCGAGGGCGATGCGGGCATTCCAGCCCGGGGCGGTCGAACCGAGCTGGCCATAGTAGCCGCATCGTACGGTCACGCTATCGGCATTTTCGGTGCGTAGGAACCTCAAACCATCAGTCATGATGATCTTGGGGGCCATGCCCAGAGAGTAGAACTTCCAGGTGTCCATTTGGAGCATGTACGCGACGCCCGTCGGGCAGTTCGGGTCAGCAACGACGCTGACCTGGCCGCTCGGGGTGTAGACGCGGACCGAGTCGAAGAAGACCTCGGCTACGTCGCTGGAGCGGACCACGTCGTAAACGACCTTGGACCCGAGCGACTTGATGAGCTCCGAGTAGCTCAGCGGGTTCATGAACACGAGGTCCGGGCGACCACCTTCTCTGAACAGAAGCGAGCCAGCGCCGATCAACGCTTCCTCGATGGTCTCGGCGGTACCGTCGTATCGCTGGCCCGCGAGGCGGGAGCTATCACGACTTCGGTCCACGGAGAAGAAGTTGTCACCGGGTCCAGGCGCAACGCCCGGGAGCCATCCGGCGAGGCCGGACATCTTCAGGGGGTCGCCACCGTTGGCCGCGTCACCGAGCTGGATGAGCGCGTCACCGACAGCGGTGGCACCGGCGATCACGTCGACCGTGAACGTTCCAGCGTCGCGGTTGACCGTCTGGATGACCATCGGGCCACCAGTCGTTGCAGCGCCAGGCGTACCGGCGGGAACGGTGACGAGCGTCATACCGACTTCAAAGAACACGATGTCGGAGGGGTTCGTCAGCGTGATCTCGAGGGCGGCGATATTCGCGATTTCGCCACGCACACCGAACTGATTGCGGTACAGGTTTCCAGCGAGGTCCTGAGTGAGGGAGCGGAGCGCTCCATCGATCTCAGAAGCTGCAGCCTCCATGAACGCATTCGGACGACCGACAGAAGCCTCGAGAGTCTCGTTGTCGATGGCGGCGACCGAGTAGTTCCTGACGCGGGTCAGGACGTAATCGGTGTACTCACCAGGCGTCTGAACGGCCGGGTTATTCGCATCGGTGAAGGTCGCCGAGCGTCCCTGCGGAGTTCCGAACTGCACCGGGATCGGCAAGTTCTTGCCGCCGAAGTATTCGTACTTCGGGACGGCCGCGAGGAATGGGTTGTTCCGGTAGACGAGGTTCTTGACGCGAAGGTCGGTGTAATGGACCTTGAGCGCCGCCTCAAATGAGTCGAGATTGAGAGCTGTCATTTTTCAGGCCTATCCTTCCCACGACAGAAGCTTTGCGGCCTCTGCGAGACTGGCATCGCGGTTCATGTTGGGATCCTGGCGCATGCGCTGGTTCTCCTCGGTCTGCATCGCGTTTGTCAGTGTGGATGATGGCGCAGGAATCGGAGCGGGACGCTTCCCGCCGTTCGCCTGCAGTTTGTCTTGGATAAGCTTTCGAGTCGCTTCGGACTCAAGGAGCTTATCGATTTGACCGGTGAGATGGGCCTCCACTTTACGAGCGGCCTCCTGCTCACTCATGACCTCGCCGGTTTGCTGATGGTGCTGCGTCATGAGCTGCCAGACCTGATCAGCACTCCCAGTAATTCGGGTGAGCGGAGCATCCTCCGCGCTGCTGATATAGGTTCTGACCTGCTCCCGAGCCTCTGTCAGTGCCGCCTCCATTCGCGCTTGGTCGGCGGCCTCACGTTGCTGACTGAGCTCCTGGCGCATCTGCGCCATCTCGTCGCGGATACCCGCGACAGGATCTTCCTGGCTGGCCAGGCGCTTCGATACATCCTCGCGCTTGATGCCCGAGCGTTCGAGGAACGCCACCGGGTCGGCCTTCGCCAGTTGCTGCAGAGCTTGGCTCTGCTGTACCGCCGCGTGTTGCTCCTCGGCAATCTGCCGGGCCTCGCGGCTGCTCTTTTCCTGCGCCATCAGCGCCCGCAAAGCCTCGGCGGCCTTGGGCGTGTTGATGTAGTCACGATCCGCTCGGGGATCGGCTGCAGGGGTTTCCGGCGCTTCACTTGCCGGTTCACTCGTCGTTGGTGTTTGCTCGTCTGACATTGCGTTCCTTAGACCGGCATGGTGCCGTCAGTAGCGCCAATTGCTGTAGGCGGCGCTCCACCCATCCCCGGAGCCGGTGGTGCTCCAGGCATCATCATTCCCTGTGCATTGGCCAGGGCTTGCTGTCTCGCCTGCTCCATCATCAGGTGCGTTTGCGCGAGGTACTCACGCATCAAGGAGAGCCGCTCGGGCTCGACGTTGTTCTGCTCCGCTTTCATCAGGGCAGCCGTGACCTTCTTCAGGGCAAGCTGGTGATCCTGATAGGGCTCGGGCGGTGTGTACACGCCCTCATCGAGCATGAGCTCGACGTTGCGATCGATGAGCGTGGATGCGGCCCTGTCCAGGCTGAGCTTCGCTTCGAGGTCGGGGAAGTCGAGCAGGTCCTTTGCTTCCTCGGGGCCGACCAGGCCGAGGGCGATCATCTGCTCGACAAACGCCAGGCGGCCACTTGGCGTCACGGGTAGGGAGCTGGACGGGTGCACCTTGAGGACATAGCTATCCGCGTCCATGTCGACGGCTTCCCAGTCCACCACGTCGATGGTCTTGGAGTCCTTCGCCACCACCACGCTGTGTCGGTTGTCCTCCGAATAGATGTCTTTGCCGAGGCCCACGACCTGGCGCGCAGCCTCGACGAAGAGCTCCTCGTACTGACGCGAGACGGTGGTAAAGCGAAGGCTCTCCACGTCCTGATATTCTCGGAGCGCTGCGCCCGAGTTCAGCCCTGCAGGCTTCATGCTCGTCGCTGCCATTTGGCTTATGCCTGCGATCTCGAATGAGCGGTTATAGAGGCGCTCCAGGTGGTCGAAGATTTCGCGGTTCAAGCTCGGCGGCGTCATCTGCACAGGCGGCTGACCTGTGTACGGGATGATGGTCCCGATCTCATTGTTGAAAAATGATTTGCGGATCTTGGAGCCGTTCTCGACGTAGATCCTCGGGACGCTCATCAGGTGAAACGCTCGCTGAATCTTCATCAGGAGCTTGTTGATCTCGACCTGCATTCCCTGGATATCGCAGGCCACGCCCTCACCCCAGAACCCAAGCATGGGATCGGTCCATCTAACGAACACAAACGGGAAGCTTCCCTTGTCCCACTGCTCATCGACGAGCGTTGCATTTGATATGCAGATGACGTGACGGCCGTCCGTGGCACCTTCGCCTGAGGGCAGGTGCCACGCCTCCAAGACCTCGATTTGATCCACGAGGGTCGTGTTGGCAAAGTCGATGTTATCGGTGGTGCGGCTGGCCTGACGAATCTCGGCGGCGTGATTCGGAAACAGTCGCAGCAGCACCTGACGATCGATAAATTTGCGCTGATAGAAATTGCGGGGTGAGCCGTAGAACCCATCCACCGGGTCAACGAAGAGCTCGCCCGGAAAGACGCGCTCGAACTGGACCTCACGGCCCTTGCGATAGATCTTAAGGCAGCCAGTCCCGAGCACCGCCGCATCAAGCAGGACCTTCGGCGCGAGCTGGTACAGCCCGCCCTGATAGAACGCCTGATCTGTGAACTGCTCGAGGAGGCGCGCCCGCCGCTGTAGACTCCAGTTACCCCCGTGAGTCAGAAACCGGGGCCTCGGGCGCTGCCTCGACAGTCGAGATACTGCGGTGTCACAAACCGCCTTGATGACGTTCATCGTCACTCGAGCAGTATCGACAACCTGATTGTGCGAAAACGGCGTGTATCCCCCATACTCGCTGTTTCCATACAGCCGCACATAGCGAAGCAGTGAGGACAGACGCAGCGTGTCGGCAGTCTCGATGACACGGAACGCCTCGACCACGTCGCCATAAGGCTGGTCAGCGGTCCACCACTGTAAGGCGATGTATGGCTCTTCCTGCATAGTTATGAGGAATAGTATAGCAATTCTTC